GAATGCTCAACTTGCCGGTTCTATTGCGAATGCTAAGTTAGTAAATGATAGTGTTTCCTTTGGTGGAGTATCTGTTGACTTAGGTGCTTCCGATGCTACACCAGCATTTAATCTATCTGATGCTACCGCTTATCCTTACACTAGTCTTACTGGTATTACTACCGAAATTGTAGGTGATACTTCTCCACAGTTAGGTGGGAACTTAGATTTTAATAGTAAGTTTATAACGGGAACAGGTGGCATCAATGTTTCTGGTGTCATAACTGCCACTACTTTTAGTGGAAATTTACCGACATCAGATCTCACAGGAACCATAACGAATGCACAATTAGCAGGTTCTATTGCGAACGATAAGTTAGTAAACTCTAGTATTGCTATCGGTGGTGTAACACTTAACTTAGGTGATACTGATACTACACCGGCATTTAATCTATCTGATGCTACTGCTTATCCCACTTCTAGTTTAGTTGGAACCATAACGAATGCTCAACTTGCCGGTTCTATTGCGAATGCTAAGTTAGTAAATGATAGTGTTTCCTTTGGTGGAGTATCTGTTGACTTAGGTGCTTCCGATGCTACACCAGCATTTAATCTATCTGATGCTACTGATTATCCCACTTCTAGTTTAGTTGGAACTATAACTAATGCTCAACTTGCCGGTTCTATTGCCGATGCTAAGTTAGCAAGCACATTCCTTAAGAATGTAGTAGAAGACACTACTCCACAGTTAGGTGGGAACTTAGATTTTAATAGTAAGTTTATAACGGGAACAGGTGGCATTAATGTCTCTGGTGTTGTGACTGCCACTACTTTTAGTGGCAATTTACCGACAACAGATCTCACAGGAACCATAACGAATGCTCAACTTGCCGGTTCTATTGCGAATGCTAAGTTAGTAAATGATAGTGTTTCCTTTGGTGGAGTAAGTTTAGACCTTGGAGGTTCTGATGCGACACCAGCATTTAATCTATCTGATGCTACCGATTATCCTACATCATCTTTAAGTGGTACAATTACTAATGCTCAACTTGCCGGTTCTATTGCCGATGCTAAGTTAGCAAGCACATTCCTTAAGAATGTTGTTGAGGATACTACTCCACAATTAGGTGGGAACTTAGATTTTAATAGTAAGTTTATAACGGGAACAGGTGGCATTAATGTCTCTGGTGTTGTGACTGCCACTTCATTTAGTGGGTCTGGTTCAGCATTGACTGGATTAACTGGTGCTTCTGCTGCAACTTATGGTGATTCTAGTGCAACTCCAGTTATTGTAGTTAATTCTGATGGAAAAATTACTGGAATTAGTACTGTTACTATCTCTGGAGGAGATACTGTTAGTATTACATCTAATGCTGCTGATATTCTATCCGTATCTTCTGGAGCAATTAGTGCTGATGATGCTGGTGCAGATAAAATAGTATTTTGGGATGATTCTGAAGGCAAGTTGACTTATCTTACTGTAGGTACTAATTTAAGTATTAGTGGAACTACAATTTCTGCTTCTGGAGGAGGAGGAGGTGTCACTACAGGAAAAGCAATTGCTATGGCAATGGTTTTTGGTTGATATTCGTAAATTCATATTCATAAATAAATTCATAGAGGAGCATCTGATTAATGGCAAACCCGAATATAGTATCTGTTGCAAGTATATATGGAAAGACTGTATATGATACTGATATTGCAGCTTCTGCTGCTTCTCTTGTAGTTAATGCAGCATCATCAGGAAAAATATATAAAATAAACTCTTTGATTATTGCAAATATTGATGGAGCAGCATCTGCAGATATTACTGTAACACTTAGAAATGCTGCTGGTGATACAACTCATTCTACCATAGCAAATACAGTTGCTGTTCCAGCAGATGCAACATTGATTATTGTTTCCAAAGATACTTCAATCTATTTGGAAGAAGATATGTCATTATATGTACTAGCAAGTGCTGCTGGAGATTTGAGTGCAACTTGTTCTTATGAGGAGATTAGCGAATAATGCCTTGGTTCCGTAGAAATGGTAGTGCTATTGGAGCTCCAAGAAGTCAGGCATCTACCCAAAGTGGTTTTTGGGATATTAATGATGCACACTCATTAAAATCTGATAATACATGGGCACTACCTCCTAACACATTTCATTATGGTAGTGCATTAACTGATAGTAATTATGTAGTAGAAAATTCTAACTATACAGAAGTTAAAATGTCATTTGTTAGTGGTAGTGTGCAACAAACTGCCATGTTTGCTTGGATGCATATGATGGACCATACTCCAGCATCAGTAACGAGATGGGACATTTATCAAAGTAATATTAGTAGCGGAACTTCTGCAGCAGTAAGTTTAACTAATTCCACTAATGCAACAGCTATTGCAACCTCTCTCAGAAATGGAACTGCTTCAGGTAATCAAGGTGGATGGGAAGTTAATTTAGGTTGCGTAAATACTACTGCATGGAATAGTTTTACTAGTGCTGGCGGAAGCACTGGTGGCGTATTAAATGATGGCACTAATAGTAGTTATTGCCGAGTGCTTCATAAAGACAGTATTTCATCTTGTTCCGGAGGAATAAGTGATGGTGAATGGAACATAAGACCACATATTGGCAATCAAAACTGGGGTGGAGTTAATATGAATGGTGGTTCTTCCATATGGATAAAAGTTAGAGCTACTAAGTAAACTATTAAGTAAAGGGAGATTAAATTATGACAAGAGGAAGAGGTAGAAACGGAGGAGCTATTGGTGCAATAAGAACCATTGATGCATCCAATCAGTCTGGCATCTGGGGTCTTTATGATGCACACCAATTAAGAAGTGATGATATTTGGGGACTTAACATTGAACCTGCAGGACAATCTGCATATACAAGTACTGGATCTCATTATTGGACTGCTCCACCAACAACAACAAGTATATGTGTTGTTTGTGTTGGTGGTGGAGGTGGTGGACATCGATATTCTCGAAGATCTGGTGGTGGAGGTGGTGGTGGACTTGGATGGAAAAATAATATTCCTGTAGTTGGTGGACAAGCTTATTTACTTAATGTTGGTAGTGGTGGAAGCAGAAGTAGCAATGGTACATCTAATAATGCCGGTAATGGAGGAGACTCTTATTTCATCAATACCAGTACTGTAAAAGGTGGTGGTGGAGGTAGAGGTGGTTATTATACCTATGGGACTGGTGGAGGTAAGACTGGTGATGGTGGTGGTAATGGTGGTAATGGTGGAGCGAGTCCTGCATCTAACCGATGTGGAGGAGGAGGAGGAGCCGGTGGATATAGTGGAAATGGTGGACAAGGTGGTGGTGCTGGTGCTAGTGGCGTTACCGGTTCTGGTGGAGGAGGTGGTGGAGGTGGAGGTGGTGGACCTAGTGATTATGGTGGAGGAGGTGGTGGAGTTGGACTTTTAGGGGAGGGTCCAAGTGGTAATCGTGGAACTTATAATGGTAGTAATGGCGGTCACGGTTCTGGTGGTTCCGGTGGTAATAGTGGTAGTTCAGTAGGTACTGGTGGTCTATATGGTGGTGGAGGTGGTGCTGCAGATAACTCCACTGAGTCAGGTCCTGGTGCAAATGGTGCCGTTAGGATTATTTGGGGCACTGGAAGATCATTTCCAGATACCCTTACTGATGATCAATAATATATAAGATACAAATACTTCCAAAAATGCAATACTCTATAAACGGCGATTATCCAACAACTACTCTACCTCATAGAATTAGGTTACCAAATGGATTAACAAAAACTGATAGCACTACATTCACTAATTCTGATCTAGTAAGTGCAGGAATAACAACAGTTGCTAATACCCCTTCATATAATACAAATACTCACAAGTTAGTTTGGAACAGAGAGAACACGGAATGGGATGTTATTGAACTTGATGAGGATGAATTAACGAATTTAAATAATCAAAAATGGTTAGGAGTTAGAAATCAAAGAAATCTTTTATTAAGTGAAGCAGATCAAAGAGTGTTAAGATATCAAAGTGAAGAAAGAGTAGGAATAACAACACATACTGATAGTATTTCTGATCTTGATACATATATGCAACAACTAAGAGAAATTCCTCAGACAAACTCAGATCCAGACAATATTGTTTGGCCAGTAATTTCAGGTGATGAAGTGGAATCAGATGCATCGAGTGATTAATGATATACGACTCTGAAAATGTCTCCGGTTCAGAATAATTTTAATTGCATAATCTCTATTATTATGGTATAATCGGACATAAAGATTAAGTATAATTGAATGGCATATCAAACTCTTTGGTATTTTAGTGATTTACCAGATGATGTTGTAGATATTATAGAAAAAGATCTTAAAACATCTTTCGATCCTCAAATGCAAGATTCTAGACTTCATGGGGATGCATTAAACAAAGATAAAAGAAATTCTCAAAATGCATGGATCCCAAGTTTTCATTGGGTTGGTGGATTTCTTTGGCACTATATTGAACGTGCCAATAGAGAAAATTTTATGTATGATCTTCGTTGTATTGATGGGGAATCGATGCAATATACTCGATATGAAGAAGGACAATTTTATGGATGGCATAATGATGCAGGATTAGCAACACAGTACAAACCCGTAAGTGTTGGTAATCATGCGGATGGATTGGCACAAGATTTTTTAAATGAAAATATCGAACTCGTTAGAAAACTATCATTTGTAATGCAACTTTCCAATCCAGATGATTATGAGGGTGGAAATTTACAAATGCTTGATGAAGCTGGAAAATCTTATTTTGCTCCTCGTAAACGTGGCACTGTTATTTTATTCGACTCTCGTACACAACACCGTGTTCTCAAAGTAACAAAAGGAGTTCGCAAATCTATTGTTGGTTGGACTGTTGGTCCTCGTTGGAAGTGAGGTAAAAATGGCAGAACAAATGAATGAATTTCAAAACACATTACAAGAAAGATTAAATATGGGTACTTCCCCAACAAAAAATGAATCTTTCGAAAAAAATGGGTACTTTATAATTAAAGATTTATGGAGTGTAGATGAATTATATTCTCCAGTTCCTTCAGAAAAAGGTCAATATAATTATTGGGGGGAAAAATTAGATCAATTTAGATATGAACCCTTAGAATATCAAGTAGAAGGATCTACTTCTAGATACTGGCACCCACAATATCGAAGCATTCATTCTGGTATTCGTATGAAACTGGAAAAGGTGATCGGAAAAAAACTTTATAATAGTTATTATTATGATAGATTTTATTATCCGGGACAAGAACTTACTAAACATTTGGATCGTGACGCATGTGAAATTTCAATTTCTGTTCATGTCAGTACAAATTTAAAAGGAAAAGATGCTGATTGGCCTTTTCAAATTAAAACACCAGACACATATACTGATAAAACTAAAAAAGAAGTTAGTGTAGTTGGAGAATCTCATTCATTAATATTGAAACCTGGCGATGGTTTATTATATAAAGGATGCGAAAGACCTCATTGGAGAGATGCGATGCCGGGGATACCGGCAATTCTAAGTAAAAAAAGATTTTGGAATTTCTTTAGAAAAGATGAATTATATTATCATCAAATATTTTTTCACTATGTTCTTGCTGATGGAATTAGATGTCACTGTGCAAATGATATGGCAAGATAAATATTTTATATTGTTGTAATTAAATTATGAGTGATGTATATCTTGGTAATCCATTATTAAAGAAGGCAAACACTGCGATTGAGTTTACAGAGGATCAAATCATTGAGTTCCTCAAA